TTGAGTGCTTTGTTACCTGTACTAATCCAATCAGTGGGATCATGAAATCCTGCACTCATACCTGTAATAGATTTAGTTAAGTTTTTACGAAACTTAGAAACGTCAAATGCCTTGTTAGCCATTATTACTCCTTAATCCATATACTTGGGGTTGCCGAAACAACCCCTTGTATAATTGTTTATTAGTTTCCTTGGCGGTTCCTAATCATTGCGAGAATATCTTCCGCTTTGTTATTGTCCGCTTTTGGTTCCGCTGGTGCTTCTGCTGGAGCAGATGTCTGTGCTACTGCTTCTACCTTTGGCTCTTCTGCCTTTGGTGCTTCAGCTTTTGGAGCCGGAGTACTTGCCTTTACAGGATCACCTGTTCTTGCACTTACGCCTGCTGGTCTAAAGTATTGACCAAAAGCCTCCATGTCATATGCTTCACCATCAACAGATGATTCAAACATTTTTTTGATAACACCTACTTCAACTTCGCTAGGCTTCTTAGGCAAATAATCTTTTAGATTGAATAAGCCATGAGTTTCAATTGCCTTGTACTCAGTTTCATCTAATGGACGTTCTCTTCTTGCCCATGTTGATGTAGAGTAATCAGCATATCCACCTTTGGATGCTTTAGTAAGTCTAAAGTCAACACCTTGCGTATAGTCTGTTGGAAGTTCGTTCATATCAGGATCCATTAATGCTCCTTTAATAATTTGGAAAATTTGTGGACCAATGATAAAACGTCTAACCGGATTTTCTGGAGTTGTATCCTCTTTTAAAGGATTATCTGTAACAAATCCTTGGAAAACATAAGAACGTTTTTTCCAATACTTACGTCCCATATCTTCTAATGATTTATCTTTAAACCATCCACGTACTTCTGAAAGTACTGGACAAGTTTCACCATACATTTCCATACAAGGAACTTGCACTTGTACAGGACGTGAATCAGTATCACCTTTGATTCCTGCAAATGGAAGTTTGATTAGTAATCTTTCTTGCCAGAAAAATGTATTGGAGTCGTCACCATCTGGAAGGAAACGCAGAGTTGCAGTTTCGCCTTCTTTAATATTCCAAAATGGGTAAATTGCGTTGTCGCCGCCACCAGTATTACCGCTTGAGCGGGTTTCCTGTTCTTTAAGTTTTGCTCGAATTTCAGCCAATGTAGCCATAATATTGCCTCCTATAATTTAAGCCTTCGATGCTTTGTGCCTTTGTAAGTGTAGCACAGTTTTATATACTACACTAATATACTTATAAAGTCAAGTGTTTGTCTGCCAAAAAAGTGACTTTATGTTATTAAACGCCTGCTAGTTGTTTAATTCTTTCCATCTCGCGATCCTTACCGCCCTGTAATCTGTCGATCATTTTTTGTGCAACTGGAATTGCCTTGTCGCCAAATTCTTTTTCACAAGCTGTAATTACCGCTGTTTCGCCTTTTGGAAATTTGTTAGTTGTATAATCATAATATGATTTGACTAGTTCTTCTAACTTCTCTCCAGGTGATCTGCCGTCGTCTTTTGCCTTTTCAATGCTACCGTCCGGATTCATTTTAACATCAATTGTGTCATCATCTTCCGCTTTTGGATTAGCATCAGCAAATGATTTAAGTTCATCTACTGCATCTGCGAAAGTACATTCCTTGTCAACCAAGCAACCTTGTTTAACTGTTTTACTTCCCCAAACTAAATCTGCATCATCAAAATACACTTTTGTTCTGTCCACGTTTGCCGCTTTGGCAAGGTGATCAGCTAGTGTAGTTTGTTTCATTTTATCATTAAGGTCAACCATTTTATCAGTTGGCTCAGGCATACTTACCATTGCACCATACTGATCAAATTTTGCCTTTTGATCGCCTTCAACTTCGTCTTCTTTGAATCCTTTTTCTTTTGCTTCATCATCGATTTCAGCTTTTTTACGCATAAGCTCTTTTTTCATCTTTTCGTCTTTGCTTGTATGTGGATCCATTTGAATATCTTGTAAGGCTTTTTTCTTTGCCATGTAATCTTCTTTGTCTTTAAGGTCTTCCATTTTTAAATCACCAGTGTCAATTTTGGACATTATTGCTGGCGCCTTTGCTTTGACATATTTCATTATCAATGGTCTTACACATTGATCAGAATCTTTTGCTCCAACTTTCTTAAACATATCAAGTAGCATCGGGTCATCTATGATACCCTTTAAACTTTGAACAGCATTTGTGCCATTTATTCCAGCTGGGAAATGCTGTGCCGTTAAGCCATTAAGTTTTTTAATCGCGGCTTCTTGGTCTTTACCTTTGCCGTTAATTAAAGCATCTTCTGTTTCTCCTACTATACTGTTCATTGCAGATTCAAAATCTTCTTCTGGACTAAATGATTCACCTACTGTGTAACCTTCTTTGTCCAATGCATCTATAACTGTATCACGTGGTGACATTGTGTGGATAATTACTCCACCTTGTCTCATTTCATCAGGCTCACACTTACATTTGATGCCAGCCTTGCTACAAGCATATTCCATCTCTTCACAATCTTTTTCTGAAATGCCTCTGTCCTCATCATAGTCACCTTCGATGTCTATTCTGTGTGCGTGGGGTTCACTGCCTTCTGGACCACTTGCTTCATCTTGAATTAGTTCCATTTGATGTTTTTGTAATTCTTCTATCGAATCAAAAGGACCGCCTGTCTGTTTTCCGTTTCTAAATGAATAAAACTTTCCGCCTTTGTTTACTGCGGCAAGTCCATATTTGTTCATGCCCATATCAGAAACTTCGTCCATGTTCTCCGGACCAACTTCTTTTACTTTTTGTTTTTCTTTTACAAGTCTGTTGATATATGGAAATACAGATTTTAATTCTTCGTTGAAAGTTCTAATTGTTAATTCATCAATCCAACTGTTTTGTAAATCTTCTGGAACTTCTTCCATTACCACTGGGCTAAAATCTTTCACTGCTTCAGCGTAGTAGTTTGCTCTTTGCAGTTTCATAACTTCTGTTTTAACTGAATCTATTCTTTCATTAACCATGTCCATGTAGCCTTTAAGACCTTCTGCCATCACTGCCGATCTGTTAATGTAAGTTTTGAATTGTTTTAACTTGCCAAGCTCTTCGCTGAGTGATACGATATGCTTACCAAAGTCATCATACAAGTTTCCACCGTTGCTTACGTGTTGTGCCAATGCTCTTGCACCGTTCAGGTGTCTCATTGGATACTTGTATCTTTCACCATTTTCTGATTCTATGTAAATTGCTTCTACGTGTTGTGTTCTTGCACCAGGAACTTCTTGATTTACAGGTTGTCTATGTTTAAGTACTAACCTTGCCTTGTCTATGTCTTCGTAACTTGTTCTACTAGTGCCGTACATTTTTGTTTCACTCATTTGTTTATCTCCGGCAGTTTTTGTTAAATGTGCATAATCTCTTTTATCAAGATTGGACTTGTTAATATCTCGTGTATCAAAATTCAGCATATTTCTTTTTGCAAAGTTTCTTATTTCCTTTAAAAAATTATACCAATCAGACTTTATTCCATCTGGTTGTTCTGCAATAAAGTTTGTGTTGTACACCACAGCAATTTCTTTCTCTGTGAGTGTGATACTTACTCTACCAAGTATATCTTCTCCTACGATATAGTCAAAATCAAAGTAACGCCCTGTTTTTGGATCGTCTGTAACTTCACCAGCTTCATTACCAATGGTAACAGCAGGAAATCTACCTCTGATCTTTGCAAATAACTGATCTGATATGTTGTCCATATTGCTCATATTAATATTTATCTAACATTAGTGGAAACGAAGATGGGCATGGGCGGGGTCAAATCGTCCTCCATCTCTGCTTGATTGAAGGTTTCATACACCCTAGGATCCCAGTCTTTTAACACAGCCATGATACGCATACTGAGTAAACAAGCACTAACTAGATCATCTGTTTCACCAGGTTTTGCTTTGTAGCTACTGCCACTTGCCACAAAAGCCTTGAGTTCGCTTACAAGTATCTTGCTGTGTATTTTTAATCTGTCTGTTTCTATCATGTTTTTTAATCTTGTACAAGCACTTATCTTTGTGCTGTGGGTTGTGTTAAATCCTTTTCTAAATTTACGCACTCTACCCTTTCTCATTGGTTCTGACACACACATACCTGGAATGTTTTCTTCGCCCATATCTCTAATTACAATTAAGGCGCCTTCACCTATTGAGTTATTTTCGACAGACCAATAAATGTTTTGTCCATCATTTTGACATTCTTCTTTGATGTAATTACAAATGTCTTTTAGTATTCTTATTTGTGATGGTATAGGAGTAGTGTTGTGTCTCCATTCTGCTATCTGTTTGTAACTAGGTAATTCAAATACTTGTATAGCCGCATAATCACCACCAGTACCCATTGATGGATCAAGTGCAATTACGTATGTGTTATCTGCTTTAGGTTTACCATACCAACGTGTTTGTCCCATATTCCAACTTGGGTCTATGCCTTCAATAGTTGATAGCTTTATACTGTTAATTAAAGTTTCATCATAAACTAAAAATTCGCAACCATACTCACGTCTAAATCTTTCTTCACCTATTCTGCCTACTTCTGTCTTAGCCCATTCTTCATCTCTTTCAGGATGTTCGTCCCATTTTGCTGTAAAGCCGTGAAATCCATTTTGACCAATTATACTTTCATTGCCATCTTCATCAAATTTGTTTTGTGATTCTTTCCATATAATTGCAAATGTATCTTCATCACTATTAGGCGTTGATGTTATAATTGCACGACCACCTGTTGCTAGTGTTGGAGATATCGAAGTCCAAAATTCATCTGCTATGCTTGGATTCACGAACGCAAACTCATCACAATATAGCAAACTAATAGACATACCCCTACCAGTATTTCCAGTAGTTGTAGCACTAACAATTC